AATAAACCTAAATCCTTCCCGAACATATATTGTTGAGCGCTACACGCCAATCTAAGTATATCCGATGTTTGCCATAATTTAACAGTTCCATTGCGGTCACCGGTAGCCAAGGTCCCGAAACTATTCATATTGAATGCGACAGCCAAAACACCGCTGGAATGTCCTTCAAGAGTCGCCTCACATTTCACGTCTGACTCGTTTCTAAAGTTTCTAAAGTTCCATACTTTCGCGGTTTTGTCACCACTTCCGGTGACTAAATATGGCAACGCGGGATGGAACGCAAGAGAATAAACCGCGTGAGTATTGCTAACCTGCAGAGTCGCCGTATGCGTCGGAATCGGATTAAGAGGGAATTCCTGAGAAAATCTATACAATATTGCGGTATAGTCGTAGGAAGCTGTTGCTAAAAGGAGTTCTTCTGGGTGGAATGCTACAGAACTAATCCAATCTCTGTGCTCGCTAAGAGTTGTAACCGAAATCGGTTCACTTTCAGAATTCGCAACGTTCCACAATATCACGGTGGCATCATTGCTTCCAGTTGCTAAATATGGGAATTTTCGATGAAATGCGATAGAACTGACGGGGGTGATATGATCATGCAGGGTTGCCACGCATTCCACCGATCGTTCGTCGGGGTTCTCGAATTCCACCGATCGTTCGTCGGGGTTCTCGAGGAGGAGATGAGGAGCAGGAGGAGGGGATGGGTTCTCGAGGAGGGGAGGAGGGGATGGGTTCTCGAGAAGGGGGGGAGGAGGAGAGGGGGGGATCTTAGGAGAAATTTTCCACATTTTCACAGTTGTGTCGTTGGAACTGCTTAACAAAATGTTACGATTCCTTGGGTGAAACGCAACACAACGAACCCATGCGCCGTGACCCCTCAAAGTTGCAACAAAAGTTGGAATAATTTGTTCTTCTTTAAATTCCCACAGGTTAACAGTTGTATCACTGGAGGCGGTTGCTAAAAAAGATCCATCAGAATTAAAAGCAACTGAATAAATAGACTTTCCTGGTTCGTGTTTATCAAGTGTTGCCACACACACATAATCTTCCGGCCCTTTCGGGTTTGTAACTGGATATTGATACAACTTGACGATTGTACCACAGCTTACCGCAAAATACGGCTTTGCCGGGTTAGGATGAAACGCTATACAGCTGACTGCTAAATCTGTGGTCAATACGAATTGCCGTGGTTGTGATGGTGGTGGGGGTGGTTTAACTAATATGTTTATTGACGAAATAGGAACTATGGCCTGCTCTGCCATATAATTTTTTATAAGAATACCTAAATATATTTACTAAAATATACAATACATTATTATTAAAAATTGTTATAGTCTCCAACCGAATTACAATAACGATATTTGTTATATACGATTGTATGGCAATAACGACGCGATACTTACATGAACAAACCGCGCATTCCGAACCGTCGATGACTGTGTAATGCAGGAACGGGGACGAGGACGGGGACGGGAACGGGGACGGGGGCAGGAGCAGGAGCAGGGCCAGGCGCAGGACGGTTCATTTTCGATTCAACTGGTCGTCTCATCATGTTTGGAAACGGAGGAATCAATTGAGAAGATTTAACTTGTGAATTATGATCTATAGGAATGATATTTTTATTCATATCAATCGTATATTTGTTTGACAATTCTTTAATGTTACGTACTGCACTTACTGGAGAAACACGTATTGTTGTTAATTTATCAAGCGTCTCCTCTTCAAAACGAAGTTGAGTATGTGATAAATATGCATCAAATGTGAAAACATCGATCATATGCGTATCATCGTATACATTATAATTCAAATTCGTTATTTTAGATAACCCGTCTACATTGTTTGGCATCAATGAGGTCGCCATTTCATCACGGCAAATATGGCGTTTAAACCCGTCCGCAAATTGAAGAATCTTCATATCTCCGATTTTAAAAAAGTTACTGCGATCAATAACCAGACCAAACTCTTTGGCGCGTTGATGGATTAAATTATCTTCTCCACCCCATGCCCAGAAATTCGGAAATCCGTTAATTCTCTCGAAATCTACACCTCGAATGGAAAAAATACCACCAAGCGCGAAATGAAATCCGTAGAAGTGTTTGATAACCCCAAAATCAGTATGATAGTTCAAGATATTCTTGTCATATGGAAGTGTATCGATGTCGTTGAATATAAATACAATATTTTTGTAGTGATTGGGGTATTTTTCCTTTAATGCTAAAAACCCGATATTTTTCATTCCACCACGATTAAAAGGACGTCGATCGGTTTGATGAATGAAAAAATACGTCCAATCTTCGGGAGGGACATCGGCCATAATTTTATGAATGTATGTGCTGAAAAATACCCGATGTGGTTCACGATCACGGTATGGAACAATAAAAACGAATTTTGGCGGAACTGAGACCATAATTGTATTATGAAATGGTATACTATCATAATACAATAAAATAACATGTTTGTAACGCTTGAATTAGACTGGATTTGTTACCGTAGGAGCGGATGCGGATGCGGATGCGGATGCGGCCATGGATGGCGTGTACTTTGAAACTATCATTTTGGGAAGAAGTTTGTCGCGCATATCATATAATTTTTTGTAGCATTTGTTGATGGTAACTTCGCTCATGTCACTCACGCGGTTCACGTCTTTTTTCGTGATCGAGAGATGGCACATCGACGCGACAAAGTAAATAATACCAGAAGCGATACTGTGTGGTGTATTTTCTGGAATCAAGTTTTGCTTTTCAATCATGACGGCGATAAACTGGCATAACTTCGTAAGTTCGTCGTTGATCGCAAGACGGCTACAATATCTCTCGATGAATGCTTCTGGCTTTGTCTTGCAGAAGTTCGTTTTCTCCGAGTTTTCTAAATTGGATTCAAGCTCATTGATGATACTCACCGCATTTTTACATCCTTTCGTGGCACTTGTATTGTCGAGATTGAAGATTGTAGCGATTTCTTTGGGTGTGCGAGGGCAGTTATGAATTTTACATGCGATATAGATAGATGCACCTACCACGCCGTCGCGATTCAGACTGCGGAATGTTTTGTGTTCGGAGATGCGTTTGTGCACACGGAGCGCTTCATCGATGATCATTTTCGAGATTCCCTTGTTTTGTGCAAGAGTGGTGATTTTCTGGAACATGTCGTATTGTGCCTTCTCGCGATATGGCATCGACTGCCATTCCGTGTATCGCCGAATTTTCAACATATCTTGTGAGTAAGACCCGCCTTCACACATCACTTTACAACCATATGATGATTCTTTGAGGAGTGGATTCACAGGCATACCGCAACGAGTGGGATCGTTATTTTGATTGTCGTCTGCACCATAATAACGCCATTCGGCGCTTTGATCGAGAGATTCGTCCTTGTATAGAATACTACATGCAGGATTTTTACATGTGAGGAACCCGTCATCTGTCAAGACGACTTCACTGGAGCATACTTCGCAATTCTCTCGGATACCTGATTTACGATAGAGACACTCTACATCAATATCGGGTTTAATGAAGAGCGCTGATATTTTCTTCGAGGATGGGATAACCTTGCGTTCAACAGCGGTGGCGGTGGTGGCGTCGGTAGTATCACCGTCACATTCTTTGTCTTGCGATACTGGAAAGGATGACATCTGTTTCGGCGAACTTTGTACATCATCCGGTATATTCATTTTTTGCTCTTCAAGTAGTTCTGGCATAAAATCTTCTTCTATTTTTGCCCATATATTTTCGTGATGAACCGTGCGTTTATTACGTTTGGTTTCATTGACCTTGTTTTATCCGATATTTCGATCACCGCGTCCAACCCGACCGAACTATTATCTATCCTAATAACAAAGAAATACGATGGGTACAAATGTATCAACACTATCTTCATCAAATATGGATGAAATACGAGATATGGCACTTAAATTAGATTTATATGCACAGCGTATTATTCTGAAAGAAGTGAAATTCAATTCGACATTGGGTGATAGTGGAAAATGTGAAAAGCTCATTATTATTACGAGTGAAGTATTGAATCGACTACCATTTCGACTGATATCGTATATGGATCGTCGTCACAAACTATTTTCCGAGAAATATGAACCGATAAATGCGATGGATCGCGCTCTTCTTATAAATACGAACCCGGAAATTCTGAAGGAAAGCAGGTTAGATGAACAAAACGTATTTAGAAAAAGACAAATGTGCGTCGGAATTGCGCGATTTTATGTGCAGATAGGAAACTTATTCAACGCGATCATGTCGACAATGCGACCCTATAATTATGAATACCTACAAAAAAACATGCCGGATAATTTCTACGACATGCTTACATTTGGATTGCTTGATGGACCAGATACGCGAAATAAAGAAAAAAACAAGTATGAAACGTATAGTATGGCCGGTTTTACACGAAGACAAAATGATATGAAAGAAAAAATGAAACGGTTGATGAAATATGGTGAAATCGATATGAAAATAACGCCTGGCAGTGGGATATGCTCTATTAATAATGATATGAAGGCGATTAAAACAACACCAATGTCAATGACGACAAGCGCATCGACTACAAACCAGAACAAGATTAAACCGTCTATTTTCGCAATGTTGGAAGAATTATATTTTGACATTTTTCATAATGCTTCTGAAGTAAATACGAATACTCCGCAATTTATCGCGATGAGTGAAAGAATGAAAAACAAAATATATAGACGCGATGTTCATGAATTATATCGAATTGTTACTGGAGGAAAAGAACCTGGTGAGGATATCCGAACATTTGCGGATGTTTCGAATTACATCAACGACAATAACATAATAACTCAATGGTGCGAAAAGAATCGAACATTAGAGATCAACGTCAATAATAATGTGCGGTATAATCCGGTTTTTGTCAAATACATAAATCATATTCAATTGATGAACTACAAAATTACAAAACATAGAAAGACTATCGTGAAATTATTAGACCGCGTGTTTGTCATTATGAAACAGAATGAAGATGTTTTACATGAAATCGAAGAAGATTGGTCGAAAGGTAATTTCAAGAGATATTTGGGATTTGAACAGGATGATCAGTATTCACGTGATTTTTTCCGTCTTAACCTGAAATACAATTTTTTCATTAATCCGAACCTAACTGATGCAGAATTACAAGTAATCACGAATGAAGCAAGAACGCGAATTGTGAAATTATATGCGGAAAGTTATAAGTATTTTTTAACTGGGTTTCAAATACTTCAAGAGTTACAGGAGACACTTGGATTAGAAGCATTGATAGAGACGAACGAAATGTCGAAAAAAGAGACCGAAAAGTTGATGTCAAAAGCAAAAAACGAAAAGAATAGTAAGAATACCGATGACAGCAACGACATTTCGAAACGTTTTGATCCATGGAAGTTTCGAATTTTACCGCAACATCGAGAATTCTCAGATCAAATTTATAGCGAAATCAAAGAAGGAACTATTGCAAGAAAATATCGAGATATATATACAAGTTTATATAATACTGCAAATACCACAAATGACCAATCTGTAAAATCAAATGCGACAAACAGTTTGAAAACATTGAATGGTTATATGGTGAGTAACATATTGAAAAGTAACCAATCGGAAATCAATGACGAAATCAAGAATAATATATTGGCGGAATTGGACAAGTATGTTGCGCCAAAAAATGATGGTAAAAATCCACAGTTTCTATCCCCGGCTCAAGAAGTAATACAAGCTACCGCGTGATGATAACACCCGTCGCTACTGAAGACGATTCTCTAATTTTTGAAAATACTCTTGATTATATATCAAATTTCCGGTGGGTCGATAGGTATCCGTCGGTTTGTATTCCTTTTTATCTCCTCCTGCGGCGGCGGCACCGCCTGCGCCGGCACCTCCATTCACACCAGGATCGCCGCGCTGATTATATAATAGCGTATTCGCGTCTTCTGGAGTTCGCGGAATGCCACCGCTGCCACCGCTTACGCCACCGCCCACACCACCGCCGTCATTGTATTTTATGACCTTGCCTTCTGCGTCATATAATATTGGTCGACCAAACTCGTCGATCGCAGTTCCGGTCTTTTTCTTGTATTCGGTACGTACATAATTCGGAACATAATGAAGCCACGAGATCAACAATAAATTTGGATGTGTATAACGAACCAAGAAATTATTTTCCTGTAATTTCTCAACAATATACGCAATACAACCAGCGTGATCATAATTTGCAACACCAAGAATAATTTCTGGAACAACATACCAACAAAAATGCTGATTCGATTTCTGACGCGATGTCAGTTTGATTTTTTCATGAATTCGTGTAAGTATTTTGTTATAGGTGAATAGCTTGTTTTTGTCTTGTTCTTTCTTTTTTTCATACAACTCATCTAAATTTATTTTTTCGACGTTTTCAACATTATCACCTGCAAATTTGAATAAGTCATCCATTGTAATTCCTGCGTATGTAATGACAATAGAAAATAATGAAATTATAGTAACGCGCGCAAAGACGCGCAAACACGCGCAAACAATAATAAACAACTCTGATAATACTATCTTATAAGATGACAGAACCTACAATCAAGCATCTCGTAATTTCATCTGGTGGTCCTGCTGGACACATGATGTACAGCATACTTCGTACGTTGAATCTGAAAGGTGTTTGGAATATGAAAGATATCAAATCCATATACGGTTCTTCGATAGGATCCTATACTGCAGTTATTTTAGCATTACGTTATGAATGGAATGTTATTGATGATTATTTAATTAAACGTCCATGGGAAAAGATATTTAAGCCATCGTCGTC